GCTTTCCTTTTTATTGGGATGCTTCTTTGCTACACCTTTTTTCTTTGCCTTCGTTATGGTTAAAACGGATTCTGTTTTCTTTTTCATTTCCTCTTATTTAGAAATTCACTTCTCCATTTCCAAACAGTATATCCGATTGCTAAGAGTAAAGAAAACAATTTTAAAGCATTTTCAATATCGGTAAATGTAATCGCAATAGCAATAAAATGCAATACTGGTACATCAAAGTAATCTAATAATTTAGTCATAACGGAGATGTTATTTTTTTAATTTATTTATAATATCATTTAATTCATTCGATAAGCGAATAGCTTTTTCTTCAAGTGATTCTACTTTTGTCGGGTCTTCGTAAACCATAAAGATTTCTCCTTCGGGTGTTTCTACTCTCCAACTATCTCTGCCATCTCCTTGCTTTTTGTATGTGTATATGTTTGCCATTATTTATAATAAAGTTTAAATTGCATAATTGTTGCTGTTGGATTTGTTACCCAAGCAGGTGTTGTCATTTTTATTATCCATTGGTCTGTTGTATTAATTGTATGTGAAAAATCAAACTCAAAAAGATAATTTGTGTTTGTAGCAACTAAAGACATATCAAATGTTCCAATAAGATAATCGGTTGTAGTTGTTTGATTTCTTAAATTCAAAGTAACTAATTCACCTGAAGCAGCTATTGTATTGCACATTTGCAAAGCAAGTTTTATTGCTGTTGTAGAACCTGCTTCAAACTTAAATCTTTTTTGACTTGGTGATGTTGTTCCAGCAACATATCCAATTGAAAAATAATAGTCCGATGAATCTGCTGGACTTAAAGTAGCCGAAAATAATAAAATACTTTTTTCAGATAATCCTAACGCACTCGCTGTTTTATTCTTCCATAAACTTGTAGAACTTTCATAAGCTAATAGATCCTTATCTGCTGAACTTGTTAGTAATACATTATGCAGTTCATCTAATTCATACCCATTATCAACCTTAACATAGATAGTACCTTGTGTGATATGAGAATGAACTACATAACCAATAACAATCAAATGTAGAGGTGAAAGAGGTTTTATATTTGTTATCCTTCCTGCTGTTACTCCACTTAAATAAAGTATATCACCATCTGCCCACGTTTCAGATTGTAAACTACCAGTAGTATTTATTCCTCTTACTAATCCGCTTGTAGTTATAAATCCTTCTTGATTATTTGCAATCGTTTCCGTTACAAGTCCTATAGTCTCAGCAGATAATCCATCATTAGTGGCTAATGCTAAATCTACTTTTAATCGTTGCCCTTGTGATCCAGTTAGTCTGACAGCTTGATAATTAGCTTCTAATAAAGTAATACTTGTTGCAGTCTTATTTACTACTCTTGTAACTTGCTCCTGACCAACTTGTAAAGTTACATTCCCTCCTTTTAATTTAAGGTCTAAAGTACCATCAGTATCATTCCATACTAAACTACCTGCACCCGTTGGTACATTTGTAGGTGTATTATCAAATTCTAAATTACCTAACTGAATCCCGAACTCTCCTAAATTAACATCCGATGTCGCTCCAGTATAAGGTACTACCCCTGTAAGATTTATTATCATTATGCCGTTATATTAATAGTTGTTGTATCTAATGGGATGTATGTAGCCGTTTGGTTAAATATTCCATTCACATTTACCGTTATCGTTTCATTAGGTAAAACTAAAGTCCCTCCACTTGCTACCGTTGTTGAATAACTACTATCGCTATTTCTTACCGTTGCATCTGCACAAGCTCCACCACTTGAAACCGTATAAGTACCACCTGCACTTACCGTTGTTAAAACACTTCCATTTGAATCGTAAATCGTTACAACAGGACAGACTGCACTCGGTGATACATTACCTACATATGGCATTGCACATCTATCACTCGTGAATGGCAGAACGAAAGCTATATTCATCTTCCATCCCGATACACTATCTACGAATCTCTCTGTGAAATCTTCTAATGTACTTACGTTATCCTGGAAGTTCCAATCATAAGATGGATTCTTTAATTGTGCTAAAACATCTTTTGCTATACTTAACTGGTCGCTTAAAACCTCTGTTTCATTTATCTCTCCATTCTTTACTATATCCATAAAGAATAAAGAAAACTTATATGTTTCCGTTTTAGCAGGAGTAGAAATATCTACACCATCTAATGACACCCACATAATAGGGTACTGAATATCTCCACTTGTAGCAATCTCCCATACATCCCCAAACCCGAAAGTTTGAATCTGCAAATGGTTATTTGCTATTGTGTTTAACTCTGCTACTACGTTGTTTAATGTCATCCTTTTTCTCGAAGTACTCTCGCACCTTCTTTTCTACTTTCTTTGAAATATCTCTTTTCATTTAGCTATATTTTCTATAACATTTTTTATCGGACTGACCTAGATACCACCCTTGAGTATAATTTGTTTCTGTTGGATGAATCGTGTCTATTCCGTTTCCTGCATTATAATAAAGAGGGTACGACAAATGATTTTCTACTAAATAACTGGTAATCTTTTCTTGGTAATCTTCTGCTCTCCCTTTAAAGAAATCCATTAACCTATCTAATTCTCCTGTCTGTATTGTTTCTGTATTCTCACTTGAACGTGTTACAATACCCTTATTCATTATCTTATACTGAAAGATATAAGCTCCATCGTGTAAAACCCAATACTTCAAACAAGGTGAAATATAACTATCTAACAAAGTACGATTGAGAGCTGTTAAAGTACCTGCGTTTATTTGTGTTTTTAGTTCCTCGTATAAAGCAGTACCTACCATGTGAGGCACTCTAATATCTTGTGTTTCTATAATGTTTGAACGTAGCAACTTCATATCCACATTCTCATCAATGTAAGAAGTATCTTTTATGTATTGCTCTGAAATAAATAATATATTTACTGCCATTTCTAATCTATTTTAACTACAACCTGTTTCCAAATATGACGGCAATAAGGAACTGAAACACCGCCTTTATTCCACCAACCACCTCGACTATCCCACACATCTAAATCCTGTTCATTGTTTAAACTTTCAATTTCACTACGAGAGTAAAGTTTATTTTTCTCTAGTTGCTCTTTACAAAAGTCCCTCGAATTGCTATCAGGTGTTACCCCTGCTCTCCAACCATACTTATACTTAACCTCGATATTATCAGTCTTTGCATCTTCACTAGCCTTTTCGCCTTTCTTAGTTGGTTCGCTTCCTGTGGTTAAATGACCACTCTCTACTAATCCTTTTATTAAGTCGTTTACTTCGCTTGTGGTAATCTTTAAAACCTTTGCAATACTATCACTAGGTGTTAAAATATCTTTGCTTAAAAGGTCTATAATAGCTTTTTGATTGGCTGTTAATTCATCCTTAAAAGTTTGTTTCTTAAACTCGTTTATGCAATCTTCATCCGTTTGTCCTTCAAAATCTCTCTCGAATAAAATAGTAACACTATCAGCACTTACTCCGATATTGTCGAACCACTTTGAATCAATCTTTTTTTTTTCTTCTGACATTGCAACCGCAACCGTCTTATTTATCTTTGGTAATCCCATCAACTCAATTAACTGCTCAATAGGATAAGCATCGTAAACTCTTTGAATAACCGAATCAGGTAATAATGATTTTACTGGATTAGAACGCTTAAAATAAATTCTATTAGCAATACCAAACAATGATGCAAAGCCATTTATAATATCTTCTAAAACACTTTGGCGCACGCTTACATAAGTTGATTGAAATAACTCATAAGCATCAATCATCTCGTTACGTTGCCCTAAAGCTCCCTCAGTTGCTACACCAAACAAAGTAGGAGAAACAATATTATGAGCCGTGAATATCTCTTGGTCTACTCTCTTGCCTATCTCAATAAATTGTTTATCTAATTCATTAGGTACAAAAGATGTAATAGTAGGAGCGTTTTCTGCTGTCTTATTAAAGGTAATAATTAACCCTCCTGCCTTATCCGTTCCTGTTGCTTTCTTCTTTACTTGTGCTTCAATATCTTCTTTTGCTTCTTCCGTTGGTGGTACTCCATTATTAAAGTTAATAATTGTTCCCATCGAGAATCCCGATTTGATGTTATTCAAATGGAAGTTAGAAATCTCTACATCTGTTTCAATAGCACTAGTCGCTCCGATATAGTTCGGAATCCCGTAAACATTCTTATCTACTCCATTCTTAGGGGACTTTAATTTAAAAACAAATAGCTGTGAACCCTTAACCTTATTGTCAAAGTCGAAAGGTTTAAACTCTTTAAACCCTGTTTTCTCAGCATCCTGTTTTGTGTTCTTATTCCAGTCATTAGAATAGAAATATAAAGATTCATCCTTATTTGTTCTAATCTTACTCATAGGCATATAAGCAAACGATGCTACGTCATTCCCTGCCTTGTTATAAATAACCTCTAAAGCAATACTATTAAAGATTTCAAAGTCTTTAATCATATCATTAATAAAAGGTTTTAATGTCTTTAGGAATTTATCAGCAATAGCCCTTTGAGTTACGTTTGCTGTGCTGTCATCAATAACCAAACCACCACCATAGATGTAATTTGTCTTGCCATTTACAATAGCGTTATGTTTAGCACATCGTAAATAAAGCTCAATCAAATAATCAGGGTACATATTATCGTCCCCAAAATAAATCCAATCTTTATTCTTTACCTCTTTAAATTCAGGTA